ATCGTGTACGTGTCTTCATCTTCACGTGCCGACCAAGCAACGGCTTGGAACGCCACCATGAGTACACATCGTCACACGTCTCTAGGCTCATTTAAAACTTGTTCTAACAGTATGGCGCCAAAATGGATACAGACCCAGCGAAACGCTCTCAACCGGGTGGTTAATAAATTCAACAGAAACCTGGCACCGCTCGGCGTACGCGTGAAAAAGTATGGCCCGGATGCCTTCGGTGTCGAGTACGGAAACTCGACAAATATACGCGTGACGACGCGCCCCGATCTGCTCACGGGCAGTCTTGAAGGTGGGGGTACGCACCCGAACAACCGAAACAAGGGGATCGCAACAGCGCTCCGGACGTTCGCGACAGCCATCCTACGAAACGCGGGATTTGTCAAAGTCCGACACCAGGGTGTTTTTCTCAGCAACACGAACCGCAACAAGACGGGTGGTGTACCGATCACGACACATATCGTCCGAAAGCACCTCGGATTTGTTCCGGTGAAGGGCAGCAACGCCAATGGTAATTATAGATCCTCGTGGAGGCCAAATAGGTATCCGAAGAAGCTGAAAAATGCCGAACAAACGGCCAAGCTTCGACTTGCTAGCTTGCGCAAATAGAGGGGCAGCCGATGGTCCCAAAAAAAATAACGAGGTATATTAATGTCCAACTCGAATGCGAGGATCAACGCAATCGTCAAGAATCTGAATACTCAGAAGGTCCGGAACGCGGCGAGAAAGGTGGAGCGTTTGCTCGGCGCGAACATGCAGTTCCTTTTCTCTTACAATAACGCCCTAGCGCGTGGCAATAGCACTAAAGCCAGAATCGCCAAAGCTAAAATGTACGACACGAAACGCCGTTACGAGAATGCTAGAAAGGCGCTGCGTGCTGCACAAAACGAGGCTCACAGAAATACGCGCGCCAAGTTTGGGAATTTCTAGGTTTTGTCTGCACCGATCATGCGACAACCACGGTACAACCATCCACTCACAAAGCCCCCAAGTGCTGTCTCATCTACAGCACTCGAGAGCCCACCACCTCTCACGAACCTCAAAAAAGAGGTTCTGTCCGCACCGGCCGAGCACAGCTCAGGCCAACCAACACCCAACGCCTAAAGCGTCCAACCTCTACCTCTCCAAGTACAAATGGCCTCCTTCGTTTCCGACTCCATCTTCGCGACGCTGAAGACGCAGTTTGAGGATGCGATGCGCAACCTCGTGAGCTCGATCGCCGAGGGCGAGGGCCTCGATGCTCAGCACCTGATGGACAAGTACCTCGTGAATGTCATCCCGGCCACCAAGGAGGCCAAGGGCAAGGGGTCTGCCAAGACGCGCAAGGCGAAGGTGTCTGTGACGCCGGTCGATCCCGACGAGACTCAGGATCCGAATGCCACGCCGATGCCGACGGCGTGCAGCTGCCTGACTGCCAAGGGTGGGCCGTGCAAGCTCAAGCCGCTCTTCGGCACTGCCATGTGCAGCATCCACACCAAGAAGGCTGAGGCGGCGGCGAGCGCGCCTGCAGGGTCCTCCACTGGCCCGATCAAGCGGCTGAAGAAGAAGGCGGTGGCGACACGCGAGGAGCCCGTGGCAGACGACTCGGACACCGAGGATGCCCCGCGCCCCGTGGCGCCCAAGAAGAAGCGCGCGCCGGCCAAGAAGGTGACGGATGAGGGTGGTGCCGCGGCAGGCTCTGATGACGAGGCGGGCCCGAGCGCGCCGGCCGCGCCCAAGAAGGCGGCCAAGAAGGCGAAGAAGGTCAAGTCGGATGCACCGGTGCACACGCACGAGCTGGATGACGAGGTGCACTCGGACTGCGAGCTGTGCCAGACGCACGGCTGCCCGCTGGAGGATGTCGAGGACGAGTACGAGACGGTGATGAGCCCGCCGCGCACTCTGCGCGAGCGCCTGGCGCGCGCTGCTGTGGTGGATGAGTTTGTGGAGGACGACGAGTAGAGGGGCGGTTGAGCTGCGGCGGCGATCTAAGAACTTTGAGTGCCTTTGTGTAAATGTACAAACGACCTTTGCCACGAATTCGCGTCCCTGTTGTCTCTCCCCTCCCACCTCCCATGAATGAGTCGATCGTCGCCAGGCTGATCCGTAACATGAACTCGGTTCAGGCGTGCGAGGCTCCCGCGCGCGTTCATGTGCCCATATGGCAACCACCTGACAGTCCGCCGGTTCGTCGCGTTGTAGAGGAGCGACCCTTTCCCGAACACGTCTCGGCTGTCTATTCAAAGTGCAGTCCCGCGTTGCCATCACTCAAGGCGTTGTGTGACGCCATGAAGCTCGACGGCTATCCACCCGAAAAAATTAAACAGGCGCGCGATCACCACGCAAAGATGAATCGAACGGTCGACCAGCGCCAGGCTGATCTCGAAAAGCTATTCGGCCGGTACAATACAAAGACGTCAAAGCCTGTTAAAAAGGTGCTCAAAGTTGTAAAGAAACACAATGCCTCCACCGAGTGAGCGCGGTGTACGATGGGCTGATATTATGGATGATATTGACAGGGGGGATGTTTCTGTACATCCCCCAGTTTCTCAGCCTGAGCGATCACCGACACCTCCTCGACGAACTCTCCAGGGTGCGATTAGACGACGAAAACAATCAGGTGGCGCCGGGGCGTCTTCGAACGTTCATGTCGCCCGGGACAGTGACCCACCGCGTATTTACGAGCCCAAAACTCACTGAGTACTTTACGCGCGTGTTTTCCAAGCCGCTCGAACCTGCGGCTGTTCCGTCGTCGCGTCGGATCACTATCCCAGTCGAGTACCGCAAGTACCAGGTGGGCTGCGGCGGTATGAAATGGCACCGGGACACTTCGCTCATCGGTCAACAATACGAGTGCGTGTACACTGTCACGAACACGTCAGACAGCATGACGATCCGTCGCGACTGGCTCGGGAATGAGCACGGCGTATGGGCCGAGCCAAACTCTTTATTGGTCGTCCAGGCCGGAGGCGTCATGCACGGCGTCAGCCCAGTGACGACCGGCGAAAGGTCAATCGTCAAATTTGTTTTCTGTGACACATAGTAAGAATGTCCTTTGTCAAGTTTTCCCTGACCCCCGCACTGGCTTACATCCTGGTGGCGCACCCCATGACGTACGAGCTGACCCGCAAGGTGTTTGGCAGCTGGGTCGCGACTCAGGACGGCGTCGCCAAGACGGGCGGCCTCGTGCTGCACGCCATCGTGTTTGTTCTGCTCGTGTCTCTGCTGATGCGCCTGTTTGGCCGCGTGTCGTACATGTCGAAGGAGTACTAGATAAACAAACGATCCATAAAGAAGGCAGGGATGCCTAGCCTGTTTTTAAGCACACCGTGTTATGGCGGTGTGTGTCTGCAGGCATACGCTGAATCGATCCTGAAACTTCAGCGTATGTGTGCACAGAATGGGGTCCAACTCATGCTCGACACGACCGAGAACGAGTCGCTGGTCCACAGGGCTCGTAACATTTCGGTCGCCCGTTTTATGATTCGCAGTCAGGCGGACTATTTCATGTTCGTAGATGCTGATGTAAAGTTTGAGCCCGAGTCGGTCATGCGCCTTCTCGGCTCTGGTCATGACGTGTCATGTGCCGTCTACCCCAAAAAGGTGGTGATGTGGGATCAGGCGGAACACGCCGTAAAGACAAACGACACGCGCAGTCTGAATAAACTCGCCGCTTCACTCGTCATGAATTTTAAACAGGCGAATGCTCAGATTGTCAACGGCTTTGTCGAGGTGCTCGACGGCCCGACTGGCTTTCTGATGATCAAGCGCGACGTGTTCACGCGCATGTTTGAGCGGTACCCCGAGCTCAACTGCAAGAACGACCATCAGAATCGCGACTTTGAAGACTATTGTGCTGTTTTTGATTGTATGATCGACCCTGTCAACCGTCGCTACCTGTCAGAGGACTATGCATTCTGCCGCAGATGGCAGCAGATGGGCGGTCAGATTTTCGCCGATGTCACGACGACGCTCGGCCACGTCGGCAACATCCGATTCACGGGCAAGCTCGAGGATCGCATCACAGCATAGTTCTGATACGCCGAGTCACCGCGTCTCGGCCAGTCATCTCTTCGAGCTGCCGAACAGCCCGGCGCGACTGGAGATGATCGATGAAACCCTGCATGCGTCCACACTCCGTCTGTGCGTACGGCTTTTCGTCAATCTCGTGACTCATGCGCTCGGACATGAGCGTTGGCGTCGAAGGCATATACCAGCCACGCTTGACGAGCTCCTTGGCTCGATCGTGAATCCGAATGACATTCACGCAGTGACACGACACACCACCGGGCACGTCCCAGATCCGGTGAAAGTCCTGGGCGATCGTCATGTCGATCAGCTTTTGCATCGGCGTCGGATGGTGCTTCAGACACTCGGGTACGTAACGCAGGCCGAGTGCCACTTCGCGCTTCATGTAGAAGAGGTTGCACGTAAAGTCAACCGTCCGCTCATCGCACCAATCGTCAAACGAGCCGTCAAACGACACCACGTCGACGCGAACGCGCGTGTCACCCTCAACCACCGTACACTTGTGGATCCGCGTGATACCCGGTGACATTGCACCGTACGTATTCTTGAACTTGCGCGAATCGTGCATCGTCACGTCGAAGCGCGCACCGAGTGCGCGGATGAATTGAGACACATTTGTCTTTGCACGGCTACAGCAGATGTCGAGATCTCCAAACATCTGCTGTTTCCGAACCACCACGTCACGGACGTAGCCACCGAATACCCACATGTCCATAGCAAACGCCATGGCAATCACCTCGTTGGCAAGCTCGGTCGTCATTCTTCTTTGCTTGTTGGGCGCGGCTCAGCCTTAACGGTTGTTGTTGCGAGTAACGTTTGTGATCATGAATCCACCTTCACCTGCAGTAATCCGACCGGCTCTATTCCCCGTGATGTGACCATTCGGGTGAAGCCGGTACCGTCCGGCATACTGGGATGTCGGTGGAAGTACAAATGTTACACCGCCGTCACGGTGACGATTCACTATACGCGCATTGCGCAAAATGCGCTGAAAACGCTGCCCGATGTTAGAACGTGGGATGAAATTCGCAAGCGGACGTGACGGTGCCGCTGCACGTAGCGTATTCCTGTACTGCCTATAAAGAACCGGGTTGGCGAGTATAAGACGGTGAATTGCTGCAGCCGTCATTGCGTTCCGGGGACGATTGCGAGACACTGGACTTTTAAACACATGGGCGGCTACGACGCTCAGTGCGCGTGAACGCGTACCGTTGTTGTTCGCATTCCGGCGGCGAGCCACTGATCGGGTGGTAGTCTTCGTCATGCTGTAAGGGCATAAAATTCCTCAAGTCGTATATCCTCCCTGAGGTTGACAATCGTACGCAGGTAGGTCCGCCGGTTGTTCGGGTACGTCTTGTCCGTCCGAATCTTGACGACGTTCCATCCGAGATCGCCATAGTCGCACTCGACGATGGTGCCGTCTGGAAACTCACCCCTGCAGAGACGCGTCTCGTGAATGAGCCGACCGCGTTCTTGAATGTAGAGGTCCGCCTTGTTGTACACTTGAAAGTCGATCGTGATGCGATCACGCGGCTTCCATTTGAACATCGTTTCGTGTGTGCCCGACCGAACAGGCTCGTTGATCGGCGTAAAGATGAACCCGTCCGTCTCATACGGAGGCACCTCGAGGTTCTTCATGTCGGCCAGCACGCGCATCTCCTTGACGAGCGTCACGAACGGCGACTTGGTCAGGATCGTCTTGACGAGCGCGCGCGCCTTCATGAGTCGCTCGGACAAGGGCATCTGCATGAGAGATTCGCCGCGAATCATCATCGCGTCGTGAATCAGAAACACCTGCCGGCCGTCGTTTCGTGTGACGAGCTCGCCATCCAACAAAGTATCCTTGGGCAGGGTGTACGTATAAAACTGTACGGCAAATGTGCGATCGATGAGCGCGGCGCGCTTGACGCCGTCAATCTCACAGCAGGCGAGCAAATGGCGCACGCCATCCATCTTGTGACATGCGAGGTAGGCAGACTTTTTCAAAAGCGGGAAGTGTTGCCGCTCAATTGAAACAGGCTGAGGACCTGGAAAATACGTCGAGTCGGCTGCAAAGCCCCAAACCCGATTCACAAACGCCCGGAGGGCGAGGGCTTCGCCCATGTGTGTCTACTTATCTACACGAACGCCCGGTGTCTCTAAGATGTTTCCGAGACACTCGTACGTGTAATGACACACCACCTGCGACTGCGTCAACGCACCCACCTTGACGAGCTTCAAGAGCTGATCAAACATCGCCTCGTACGACTCGGTCTGCAGCTTGACCGGAACCTTGTCACCTCGCAGTTTCTTGTCAATCGGCTTTGAGTCCATGGCCCAGACGCGCGCCGACGTCTTGGTCACCTCGTACAGACCGTCGGCCCACTTTTTGCTCACGTCAGTGTCAAACGTGAGACCACGCTGACACGCAGGCTCTTTCGAACCCGCCAGCGTCTTTTTGCGAAACATGTCCCAGTCGACACCCTCCTTGACCGACGGACACACGAGCACCTTGGCATCCTTCTCGAAGGGGTCACACAACTTGCGCAGGCTCTGCTCATCGAGGTTTGTTCCATAGTCGAACCAGATGATGCGCTCGCCCGACTTGATCAGCTTGGCGAGTCCAGACATGTCATTCACGAAATGAACATCGACGTGCAAACCTTTATACATGGCGTACATGTGGATGTTCATGAGGGCGTGAAGTGTCGTCGCCGCGATCGACTTGTTGCGGGTGACGACACACACGAACATTAGGCTTAAAAGCCTCTACGCCTTTAACTCGATTACGAACGGCTGAACGACACTCACGGCCGGAAGCGTCACCCCCGACGAGATGCCGCTGACCGTATAGACAACCACGGGTACCGTTGAAGTGTATGTTCCCGAAACGACGATGTTTTGCGAGAGTGGATCGATGGAGACCGATCGACAGTTGACCGTCGCACCGGGTGCACCGATTTGAATTGCCCATGCATATGCACCTGACGCCGAGTACTTGACGACGAGGCCGTCTATCGTGCCGATGCGCGTGAGTGATCGTGTGCCGATCGTCATCGTCGGCGATGTCGTGTACCCACACGAGTACACGCTGTTCGTCGCGTCGGTCGTACACGACGTGAGATACGTCTGACCGGTCCCGCCCAGTTGTACCGCCCATTGGACGTACCCGAGCGTCGAATACTTGACGATGAAGGCGTACGTATCAACACCGGACGCCGGCAAGAGGACACCCCCGATGCCAATCAGGGATGGCGGAATGCTCGAGACGGACGAGTTGTAAAACACGAGCGTACTGCCCACGAATGTGCCGCACGTCACGATGTTCGTCGACACGTCCTGTGCGATACTCAGCGACTGGACGTTCGATCCGACATACTGCGCCAGCATCTGGATCGTACCTGACGAAGTGTACGTCGCCAGGTAGCTGTTGACGGTTGTCGCCGTGACGATCGCCGGTACACCAAAGTAACTGTCGAAATCGGACCGCGTGAGTGCATAGCCCGTGTTTGCCTGACCGGCCGTGTTGAATGGCGTGAACGTGTTTGACGTGAAATAGCCCGTGACGGACGTGAGCCCGTTGATGGTTGTAGTCGCCGACGTTACAAAGATGTTCCCGGACGGATTACCGGCAATGCCTGTGATCCACTGAAACGTCCCCGACTTGTTAAACTGGGCCAGGTATGTGTTCGGGCTGTACAGACCGCTCACAGACCCGTTGTAGGTCCCGCCGATCGACGACCGGGACACGCCGCTCGTCGACACGGACGTCGAATTGGACGTGAATGTCAGGTAGGCGTTGCCCGGAAGGTCCGTCCCGAGCGACAAAAAGCTTTGGTAGGTCGCACTCGTCTGCCGGGCATTGGCACCCTCGGAACCAGCGACGCTTCCCGTGATGGGTATGAGCCACTGGGGGGTGCCCGTCGCGCTCGCGAGCTTCGTCAGGAACATGTCGTATGTCCCGGCGGTTGTCGTGAGCGTCGTGCCGTACGCCGTCACGCCGTTCGTGTACAGCGTCACAGTCTGGAAAGCGGTCGATATCGTCGTACCGGATACGAGGAGATCACCGTACGTATCCACCTCGATACCTGTCACGTTGGCTCGAGAAGAGCCGGGACCACCTATCGTGGTCACCCAAACAGCCGTACCCGACGTATTGTACTTGACGATATAGCCCGTGTTGGTCGACCCCGAGACGAGATTGAACGTCCCGAACGTCGATCCATCCTTGTTGTACACCACGAGCGTCGACGTTCCAAATGTCCCACACGAGTACGTGTTTCCGAAGGAATCGACTGCAGATCCCGAAGCACCATAGTTCCCCGTGCCACCCGTCCCACCGTAGTACAGCGAGAACACGCCATTCCCGGGTGCCGATCCGAGGAGGCTCGTCGACACGCCTTTGATCGTCCCGTCAACCGGTCCAGCTTCTTGAGTGGGGAACACGACACGGCCTTCGCCGTTGGAAATGTGAAACACATTGTACGACCGAGCGTAGATTCGTACGTCGCGTCCGGTGATGCACGGTGTCAGCGTGAGTTCGTGTTGCTGATTCTCGAGCGAAGAAAAGTTGAGCGTCCCGCTCGGTGAATCGAGTTCAGGTGCGATGCCAAACGAGTACATGTAAAATTGACTGTCTGGGACACGCGTGTGAAACTCCATCCCTTGAATCACGCGCAGGTAGAGTGCCGAAGCATAGTCCGGTGTGATGATGTCGACCGTGTCGGACGCAAGCCGCAGCGACACGAGATGATCCGATCCGCTGTTCGTGTAGTCGTAGACGTTCGACGCATTGTCGCTCTGGACGACCCAGTAGAGCTCGGCGACCGAGTTGACGAATCGCGTCAAGAGTGAATACGTCGATTGGTAAAAACTCGCCGGGAGGCGAAATTGGACGAGCTGAAACGTCTGGCTCATGTAGGTCAGTGGGTACAACGTCATATAGTCGCGCTCCGCCTTTGACACGTAGACGTAATCGACAAAGAGATCAGCTTGGACACGCCCGTCGTACGAGCCGTTCATAAACATCGACGACTGATTGAGCACGATGCGCACCTTGACTGATTCGTCGAGTGCGACGATCGGGATGTTCACCGTGAACGGAAACTGGATGTAATACGTGGCGAGATTGCTCGTCGTGTCCTTGCCGATCAGGGCTGAAAGCGCAGACTGTTTCGCCTGAGGCACGGTGATTTCATTGAGGATGTTCATCGTTTCGCCATAGTGACGCTCGATCACCTGGTCCTTGTACATGAGTTCGACGCGGTTGATCATCGCTGTTCCGGCCGACGGCTGAACGACAGTCGGTGCGTCGGATGGCCACCTCACGCGAAAGACCATCGTGCTGACCACGTCACCCGTTTTGGGAATCGAAACGAGTAGATCGTTTCCAAATGACACGCTCTTTTCAAACTGTACTCGAATGGTCTGCGTTGCAAACTGTGCAGGTGGTTCCTGCATCCCTGGTGTTTACGCAGAATATTTTACGATGAATGTATCGTACGTGTCCCCGCGCGCGTTGAGGATAGCCGCCGGGACGCTCCTGTTTGTGTCGTTGTAAAAGTTGGTCGTGTCAGAGAATGAACCGGTGACGAGAATGTTTGACGATATCCGGTCGTACGTGACGCTGCCCGCGAACGTGTACGAGTCGGCGGTAATGTCGTCAATCTGTGTCGCCCATACGAGCGTACCGGTCGGTGAAAGCTTCATGACGTAGCCATCCTGACCAGTCACTGTGTAGGTGCGCGCCGTGGCGAGCGTCGTCGTACCGTACATGAGCCCGGTTGAAAATACGTTCCCACCTGGATCGGTCGTGACACCGAGACCAAAGTTTGATGCGGGCGAACCAGCTGTCGCCACTGCAAGTTTGATCCATTGAGCCGTACCTGCCGAATTGTACTTTGCGACATACCCAGCTCCCTTTGCAATCACACCCGTCGTGACGGTTGCGCTCGTCCCTGGCTGATTGTACACGTTCCACGAAGTGGCGGTTGACAATATACCACCCGTGATCACGATCGTATTGTCGAGCGCGACGGTCGGTACGACAATACCCTGTCCACCTGCACCGACGCGTGTTACCCATGTCACCGTACCGGCTGTCGAATACTTGACCAAGAAGGCGTCGTTTGTTGCACCGACGCCCGAAAGAGACGTGGGTGTTCCGGCTGCGTTGTACACTCCGAGTGTATTCGTCCCGATCCAGTACCCGGAAACGACGATCGACGCATCGGCACTCGATGCGATGCCAGTCGAGTTGACGGTCGTCGTTGGCGCGACACCAATCTTGGCCACCCACAGAGCCGTACCTGTATGTGAATATTTGGCGACGTACCCGTCACGGGCACCGACCGCCGTGAGTGATGATGTGGTTGTGCCGTTAGCATTGTAAAATGCCGTCGTACCTGTGAAGTTTCCGG